GTTTGGCGGCGTCCTTGCTCCAAACGGTAAAATATACTGCGTGCCGTATAATTCCACATCCGTTCTGATCATGACGCCCACATTCCCCACACTACCCATTGAGCCGCTTCTGAGTCCGTATCTGAACAAGTTTTGAGGTGAAAAAGAATGGCAGTTAGATTTGTAACGCTGGGAGGAATCCCCGGCAAATTCAACGTTTATTTTGAAAACTGGACGTGCAAAATAAACGCAACAATGGACGTATCGGGATACGAAATTGTGGACTTTGAAACAGTTAACGCGGTCTATACCGCAGAGCACCCCGAAGAAGAGGAGGCCGCGGAGTAATAATGGACTTTGTATTTAACACCGGGCCGTTTGACCACGGCGGCACTGCGACAGCATCAACCACCGGCGGCGACAACCTCGGAAAAACGACGGTGGTGACGGTAGGCGGGGAAAACACACCGCTTACCGTTGTTGCGGTAGTGGATATCGCGCCGGAAATAGCAGATATCGACGAGACCGCACACGGCCCCGAGTATTGGCGAGAGTACGGCGCGGCGCTGAAACGAAACGCCGCGATCAAGTTTACGTTTCAGCACGACAAAGACGACCTTATTCAGATCCGGCTGCACGACCTCAAAGAAAGTGGTAACCCTGAGTTTTTCCGCGTGTGGTTCCCTGGATGTGAAAAAACATGGATCAGTTTCGACGGGATAATTACAAACGTCCGCTACGACGCCCCTGTAGGAGATCTAGTGCAGGGCACGGTCACCGTCACCCCGATTGCAAACATGGAGATATATTAATATGAAACCAGACACAGTTAGAGTAATTAACGGTAAGGAATACAGATTTAGGCTTTCCCTTAGAGCCAGTATCGATATTGAGACGGAATTAGGGCACCCGCTAACAGAACTCAGCGAGACCCCCAGCATGGCGGAAGTCAGCACGATTGTCCGGCAGACGGTCAGAGACGCAGACGGGCGCAAAATCACAAACGAAGAGTGGGATGCCGTCGACGACCTGATTACGATCGTTGACGCTACGGACATCATCTCAGAGTTGATGGGGGCTAGTCTGCCAGAGGGCCCGGCGGAGAGGGGCGGATCTGGAAAAAACGAGTAAATAGAAGGGTGTGGATGCACGAAATAGCAGAAGAGGCTATAGGGACGGGGATATTCCAAAACCCCCTCACAGTTTACGATCTGACCCCCGCCGAGGTCATCGCCACCATAAAAGGAGTAAACGACCGCGAGAAACAGCTACAAAAGGCAGAAAACGTTCGGGTCGGAACCCTGTGTGCGTGCATCTATAATCAGAACCGGAGGAAGAGAAACGATAAGATCTGGAAGTGGTCTGACTTTTTCCCCGAAAAAGATCTTCGTGAACCCGCGGACCCTGACGAGCTCAAGGACAAATGTCTGAAATTTATGAGGGGATATAATAATGGCGCTTAACGTTGGGAATCTAGTTGCAAACCTCGATCTGAACACACAGGGGTTCAGAAAAGGGATCGCCGAGTCCCAACAGGGCGTAAAAGGGATCAAAGACAGGTTCTCCGCCCTAAAACCCGCCGTAATCGCAGGAGCCGCGTCGATCGGCGCAGCTTTTGCAGCTATAGGCGCGGCAGCGTTTTCCGCGGCCAATTCCATTGACGAAGCGATGGCCAATATTCGCGTGGGCACCGGAGCAACGGGGGAGGATCTGGTAGAGTTGGGGGACAACCTCAGGTCGGTACTCCAAAAGGTGCCCGCAGACGCAGAAACAGTTGGAACTGCGATCGCCGACCTTAACACCCGGCTTGGCCTTACCGGTGAAAAGTTAGAAGATACCGCGCTGGAATTCGTTGAACTTAGCCGGATAACTGGAACCGACGTAGCCACCAATATCAAGACCGTGACCCGACTGTTCGGTGACTTTGGGGTTGCAACAGAGGACCAGGGAGACGCTCTAAATTATCTATTTAAGGTATCCCAGGCTACAGGAGCTACCGTTGACGAGTTGGCAAAAAAAGCCGCCGCATACGGGACATCACTGAGAGGGATGGGGTTCGATATGGAAACCTCCATCGCTCTGCTAGGGAAATTCGAGAAAGAAGGCGTCAATACTGAAACTATCCTTGCGTCGCTCAAGATCGGGATGGCCAACATGGCCCGGGAAGGAGTTACCGACGCAAACGAAGCCCTGACGCTCTTGATGGCAGAGATCAAAGATGCGCCTACCGACGTCGATGCCACCCGAAAAGCAATTGAGACGTTCGGCTCTCGTGCTGGCCCGGATATGGCGTTGGCTATTAGAGAAGGTCGGTTTGAAGTCAACGACCTAATAGACTCGGTAGAATCATCGTCAGAGACAATATTGAAGGCCGCGGACGACTCCAAAACGTTAGGGGACCGCGTCGGGATTCTAAAAAACAAGATCACGGTTGCAATCGAGCCGTTAGGGGAGATGATCATTAGTGCGCTCGAAGGCGCAGTCGAATGGCTGAGCACTGACGGCGCCGAGATGTTCGCACCGGTGCTAGCGGCGTTTTCTGCAGTTGCTGCATGGTGGGAGACTGCCGGCGCGGCGATCTTTTCTGCGATAGGGGGCGCTTTCGAATGGTTGCAAGGGGTTATGCAGCCATTTATCGATATGTATGTAGGTTTCTGGGGCGAACAGGCCCAGAAAATGACAGAATTTTGGGAGACCGACGGCAAGATTGTAATGGCCGCCCTTGAAAATGTCCGCGCGGCGTTTCAGGTTGTAATTGAATATATCGCGCGGGGGTGGGCGTGGCTCTGGGCGCACCTCGAAAACATACTTGGGCCTGCGATTGATGTCTTGCTGGACATCTTCGGGGTATTTTCGGCTCTACTTGCAGGGGACTGGGAAAGGCTCGGGGAGAGACTTGTCATGATCCCCCTCCACGTTATGGACGCCATATACGGCGTCGCCGCGCTTGGCTTCGACGCTATCACCGCGCTCTTTGGGGGTTTTGCGGAAGGGGTCGTCGGGATTATGGCGGCAGCCTGGAATGCGGTTCTGGGGGGGCTGGAAGGTATGATCAACGCCGCAACCGGCCTCCTAAACGGTCTTATCGAACAGATCAACAAGATCCCCGGGGTAAATATCGGCATGGTAGGCCAAGTCCAGTTTGAACGCGCCGAAGCCCCGAAGCTGGATCTGCCTACTATGGCCCAGCTTTTAGGCGGGAAAAAACCGTCCGAGATTATCGGGGAAGAGCTCGGGTTGGACCTCGGAGGCCCTCAGGTCGCCGAAGAAGAAGAAATGATTGTGCCCGAAAGGGGACCGGTCACCGCGGGGCGCGGAGCTACCGCCAGGGAACCCGCGCCAATTACGGCGCCTGAGGTTATCCCGATAGAATCAGTCGCCCCCATCGAGACGGTCTCCGTTGCCGAAGAAGAAGAACTGGCCCCCCCAGTACAGGAAACCCTTTCTGCGGGCAACAAACAACAGACAGTAGCGATCAAATCCCTCGGCGAGACCGTAAAATCTGTGGGTTCCGCGATTGTGTCTGCAATAGAGACGTCGTTTGAAAAAGCAGATTTAGATTTTGAGGCATATCGTAATTCTGCGGATTTCCCAGGGATTATCAGCGGGATCGAAAACCTCAAAACTGAACTTATAACGGTAATACAGATGCCAACCGCCCAAGTGACCGCGGCGCCTGCGGTCATCCCGCCAGAAAACCAGGCGCAGGACATCCACATCACAACAGAGATAGACGGCTACGCCGTGGGACAAGCAATATACAAAAACTGGAGCCAGCGGACAGGGGGTGGAGTAAATATCTAACTTGAACCTTACAGTTGGGGGCGCGCCGGCGTACCCGACTATCGGCAGCTTTTCGGTCTCGGGGCGGCTGGGCTCACGCACCGTGTGCGCCTTTCAGCTGATCGAAGAGCTACCATTTGATAGGGACATCATTGTAGGCCAAGAAGTGATTGCATCGGACGCGTCAGCAAATCTCGTGTTTGCTGGCACTATAGACTCAATTAGAGAGTCGTATTCTGGCTCTAACAACGTACGATACCTTGACGTCCATTGTGTGGATTACAGCCAGCTTGCAGATCGTCATCTGGTGGCGTATGCGTACGAAAACGAGAAGGCAGGAGACATCATCAAAGATATTGTATCTCGGTTCTTCGTCTACGGCTCAGAATCAGAAAATATAGGCGTATCGAACGTAGAAGACGGTCCCGAGATAGAAAAAGCAGTATTCAACTATATTCCTGCCTCCCAGTGTTTTGACGAATTGTCAAATCTGACTGGCAAGATCTGGTACATCGACTTCAACCGGGACTTATATTTTATTGATCCGAGCGCAAATGTAGCCCCATTCTCGCTGTCAGATTACTCTGAAAATTGGCGAAAAATGGAGATCGAACGGGGAAGGAACCAATACAGAAACCGGCAATATATCCGCGCGGGGACCGCGAATACAAGTGACCGCACTGATGTTGTGATCGCAACAGCAGGACAAACGCTATTTGAATATCCCTATCCTGTGGGGACCGTAAATTGGGTTCGGGAGAACGGCACGCCAAAAACATTTGGGGTCAAAGGTCTTGATGAAGGGAAGGACTACTACTGGTCGTACAACTCCCCGGTCCTCGAAGCCGCGGTTGCCCCCGGCGCCGGAGTCGACGTCTCGATGAACTATCAGGGGTTATACGATATCCTCCTTACCGAAACAAACTACGCAGAAGTCACCTCACGCCAGGCGATCGAAGGGGGGACTGGGATATATGAGGCGATCCTCGACAACCCCCAGATCAACACTCAGGTCATGGCCTCTGAAACTGCACTCGCCTATCTGCGGCGGTTTGGCGTGATCCCAGAGACGATCGCGTTTGAGACCGACATGCCAGGACTAAGGAGCGGACAACTGGTCACGATCGACATCAACATGTATGGAATCTCCGGGGACTACCTAATAGAGGCAGTTTCCGTCCGAGATGAAGAGGGGATCATCAACCGGTACAAAATCAACACGGTTTTGAACGAATCTCTCTCAGATTGGCTGGATTTCTTCAATACGCTGTCCAGACAGACCCAAAAATTATCTCTATATGACGAGACAAAAGTAAACATCCTGGAGACGCCAACAGATGGCGTTGTAGCGTCAGACTCGGCGACAGAAACGCACGGGAAACCAGACAGCTACACAGATAGCGCGCATACAGACTTTTCGGAGACTGATTGGGTATGAAAATCGATACAAATGCGACGGTAAAAGTTAGAACAAACGTCAAGATATGGGTATATTCTGACGGCAAACTTATAGACTGTCAGGAAGTCCATAACGCTTGGCAAGACGCAGGGCTCAACGTGATCCGCGACTGGCTGAGCGGGGATTTTTCTCAAGATCATATCACTCACATTGCCTGGTGCGAGGCGGGGGGGGCTGAGCGCGCGCGGGACGTCGTAACACAGTACGTCTCGACCTCTCCAAAAACACTGCTGATCCGGCAATATTTGCCGAGCAACTCAGCCTCAAACGGGTACACTCTCCAAAAAATACGAGCGTATAACGCCGCGACAGGCGGAACGCTCTTTGCAGAGGCAGATTTTTCTAGAGGAATCTCAAAAACAAGTAG